GCTGTCGTCAAAGACGGCATCGGTACTTACGTCTCAGACTTGGAATTAAGTGCAGATTTTCAGATGGCAGGAAAGAAAAAGACCTGTAAGATGATACCTGAATACACTAACTACTCAGGGTACAATAAACAGTTTATCGATGAAGACGGTAACTTCAACGGTGCAGCTGCTTTTAGTGAGTTTGCCAGGACGTCTTCTGCCAAAAGATTAGTTAAAGAAGACACCATGATGAACGTAAGTAAACAAGTGCAAGGGGATAGTCACGAAAGCTTTTTATATAACATGCTTATATCTTGGTTAAAGGCAAAAATTTATAAAGACAGTGGAGCCAGAAATAACGTATTGAGAATTTTAATGGCCCCCTACAGGGATGCGCACGTAGTAGTGGATCTCGGGACAGGTCTGGAGGATCATACTGAAGAGGTCGTCTTAGGTTTCCCAGTCGACGATGAATCGGTGGAAGCTGGTGTGTGGGCGGCTCGCACCAAAGAAAATTACTGGGAAAAACCGTATGTGTTGACTTATAATGCAGCACAACGTGTCCAAGAAGCTTACTACTTAGTACACGTGTTGGGGAGGAACCAAACGTCTAGGTTAAACTTCGATGTGTACATCCCGGGCTTAGACACCAACCAATTACTCCTTGAACCCGTTAACGGGACAGGCGTAATAACGGGAGACTTCAACGGCATTCCGTGGACAGAGCCACAGACCCAGTGGGCATGGATAATTGACTATGTTAGGCTCAACAGAGTAGAACAGCATTTTGCGGCTGCTCTGGAGGCACTAGGATCTATGGCATTACACCCATGCTGGTCCAGTATGGAAGCTTGTGCATGGCAGGAAGCAGAACTGAGGTTAGTGTTAGCTAACTTTTCTCCGACGAGGGCCAGGATTAAAGGTGTGCTTGAGGGAGTAGCTTATGAACCGGAAACAAACGGCCCAGCATTCCCGATGAGTGAGGCCGGGATACCTGAAAATTTCATAGCGGCATCAGGAATACTTAATTATTACATGTGGTATGGGCTGTATAGTCTGTATCACAACGAAGCTAGAAGTAGAGATGACTGGAGGACAGTCTTTGGTTCACTTTACGAAGAGTTAGGGATTACTGCAACGGCGCACATGAGGCCTGCGGCGGTATCCTTAGTAACAGGGAAGGAATTTCCGACTGCAATGACTGAAGGGTGTGGAGTATCAATAGATACATCATACTTATATAGGATGGACAAGATAACTCAGATACGGGATCTTGACGGCTCAATAGGAGCAGAAGTTAAGATAGACGCAATATATGCACCAGTAAGTGGTAGCATCATATTAGGTGCTGTTGCTTGTTCACTTGAGACAACTGCTCACTTACAAGCCGTCCAGGTATTCAAAGGCCTTGGTAGGTCTAATCCTAGATATGACTTTGAACAGAAGGTGATCGTAGCGAATATATACAGACTATTCGGACATGAAGTTACATTCCGTGATTCACTAAACGGGAATGAGAAACAATCATGGGCGCCAGTGAGGGAGTGTATTGTGGAACCGGCCAGTATAGAGTTTGAAACCAACCTTGCACACACC